CCACAATTGGCGATCAGGCTTACCAATGGCACTTAGGCGCAACTTACGGCTGCCATATTGGTGAGGAAGGAATTCCTTCTTCATTAAGTCTTTCATTGCCTCACCGAACTTGTCAATTTCGGCATCTACGTCAACACCTTCAGGGGTATTACGATTCTCTAACAGGTCATAAATATCCTGAATGAGTGTTTCAATCTGTTTCATTAATTTCTCCAAAGTAGAACTATAGTATACTACAGTTTTGCCTACAGGTCAATGGGTTTCTGCCCAGTTGTTACCTATCTTGTACTCACCGTCTAGGTCACAGCGCATATCGAAGTGCTTCCCTGCTGCCTTAATACTCTCTACCATGAGATACCCTGCATTCTTTGCGTCTTTCTCAAGCACCTCCATCTGAACTTCGTCATGGATATTACCAACCATGCGATAAGTCAGTCCCCATTTCTGTGCAAAGTCGCTGAAGATGACTAAAGATTGTTTCATCACCACAGCACCTGCAGCTTGCAGTAGAGTGTTCAGGGCTGCGTGTTCAGATCTTACCCAAAGACGTCGTCCGTCAAGGCTGCGTAAGTAGCCTCTGGCTGCTGCGGTTGCGACTCGCTCTCTAAGCTCTGCAAGAGCCGGAGTATTTTCGAGGAACTTATCCTTAAGTCGTTTTCCAACTGTAGAGCTGCCTCCCACAATTGATCCAATCTTTGCATCTCCTGCTCCGTAGAGGAAGGCGTAGATGAATGTTTTTGCTTGATCTCGTGTAGCGAGTCCTGCAGCACTTTGATTCGCAGTATGAATATCTCCGTTGAGGATTTCATTGGTATACTCCTGATCACCCATGTAATGTGCGAGCATCCGTAGCTCTAGTCCTGAGGCGTCCACGCCCACTAATTTGTACCCTTCAGGCACGATCCAACAGCTTCTGCACTCCTCACCATACGGAGAGTACACTGCGGGAACCTGAGCCATATTAGGGCTGCTATGCGTCATACGTCCAGTTACAGCACCGATTGCATTCACCTGACCATGAACACGACCATCGGTTTGCACAGCGTCTACCCAAGATTGCACCTGAGCGATACGTTTCTGTACCAGTAGGTACTCAGCGATTAACTGTGCTTCTGGAATGTCTGTAACGTTCTCTAAGACTTTCTCGTCAACTATTGGCTGACCTGTTTCTGTGAACTTGTCTGGCTTCCAACCAAAGTATTGAAGGTATCTTCCGATTTGTCGCCGACTGCCCAGATTGAACTCAGGAAAATCGACACGGCTAAAATCACCGCCGACGTGAACCCACAGATCTCCAAGAAACTTAAGTCCGACGGATGAAAGTCCACCGTCTTTCTTGTACTTGGGTTTAACCACTTTAATAAAAGTAGGAAGCGGGAGGAACACCTCACGAACCATGTCTTCAAGTTCATTCTTCTTCTCCTGTAATGTAGCTAAAAGATCGAATGCTCGTCGTTGATCGAGGAGCCACCCATTGCTGATCTGTTTAACAATCTCGTTCTGTACGTTGTGCTCAAGGTCAATGCTTTCACTTCCAAATTCCTCAAGCTTTCCCACGAGAAGTTCGTAGAGTCGTTGAGTAACCCTGCAATCCTGCTGACAGTATCCCACCATCTCAGGCGTAAGCGCAGTCCAATCATTATAATCTCCTTTGGGGAACTTTAGTCTTTCTCCCCACTTACCTAATGAATGACCACCTTCAAGCGAAGGGTTATACAACCGACTCAACACCAACGTGTCAGTGATCTTTATGTTGTCAAAAGAAACCCCAAGCAATCTCTCAACTGCGGGGATGTCGTAACCGATGATATTGTGTCCGATAACTTCCGTCACACCTTCCAAGAGTAGCTCAACGGCAGACTTAGTAGGCATTTCAATTGTTACTTCTTTATCGTCCTTGATAGCACAGATAACCCAGATGATGCTTGGGTTAAGTCCATCAGTTTCAATATCAAATATCAATTTCACTTGCGTAAGTGTCCTCGTCTTCTTTTAAATGTCTAACCTTATGACAGGTAGGACATAGTAACACACAATGCTCCAATAATTCATCTCTACATCTAACCCATGACCAACTGAAGACTTGATTAACTTTTGGTCTTCCAGTTTCATGTCGTGGTTGAGTGTGATGAAACTCTAACACTTCCCAATGTTGATCATAACCACAATCATGGCAACGATCACCAAAGAGAGCCTTAGCTCCATTCCTGACTAAATTCTTACGTTCTCTCCAGTACTTGTTAGAATTCGTCTTCCTGTTGTGCTTGGTGTTGCTCTGGTGCTTCTCCACGTTCTAATCTCCCTGTGTAACTATTGTAGTACAACCAACCTGCCATACCTGTCAAGCCAGTACGTCGGCACTTTACTACTTGCACCATCGTTGAGTTTCGAGCGTATTCATCATCTGCCATCTTGTCACGAGAGAGCAAGATAGTGTTGAATGCAATCTGATTGATTGAACCTGAACCCTTAAGGTCATACTCACTGACATTGTGTGGGCTAGAGAGCGAAGGTTTACGCATATGTGACACCACAATGACTGAAACATTGGTTTCCTTAGCCAACTTAAGCAATCTATCCATGAAGTCATCGATAGTTTCGTTAGCGTTAGAAGTTACCGCAGCTTGCAAGGGGTCAATCACAAGAATTTCACACCCTGAACCTTTCACCATTGCACGAAGCTTGAGGAACAATTCGTCGGAGTCGACCGCTCCGTGATGATCCAATAGGAGAATCCTACCATCAGTGACAATGTCAGTATGGAGTTTGTCAAAATCAATATTACGGCGATCTTCAAGAGAGAGGTTATGTCCCGTGTGGATCGTGAGCAAGTTTTCGACTGCTTCGCCATTAGATGCCTCCAAGAATGCACAACCAATCATCTTATTGGTGTTCTTCCAGAAATGATAGACGATCTCATTGACCATCGTAGTTTTACCAATCGAAGTCAATGCACCGAGTACAGTGATTTCACCTGCTGCAATACCACCATTGAGCATTGAGTTAAGCATTCCAAATGATTCAGGGAATGGAATGATCTCCTCAGTGCCTCGGGCTACGAAGTCACCCCAAGCATCCTCAAGCGTGATAACGCCAGTCATGCGATAGACTTTAGCTTCCCACCATTCGTTGGTGAATGCACGAACCTTGTTGTTGGTCAAGTAGTCCGATGCATCTTTAAAGTCCGTTAGATTAACGATACGAGCCTTGTTTGGACTCAATACCTGAGCACACTTCTCCGCAGCTTCATGACCTGCAATGTCGTTGTCGAAACAGATAACAACATTCTCAAAGCCCTCAAGCCACTCCATGTTCTTCTTGAAGTCTGCCACAGCACCCGCAGCACCTTTCGATACTGAAACTACTGGATATTTAGACCCAAGCATCTCAAAGGCTGCCATTGCATCTAGCTCGCCTTCAACCACTGTGACAAATCGTCCCTCGTTCTTAAACAAGTTCTGACCGAACAAAGTGTTATTCTTCATGTCGCCACTGGTAGAGAATCGCTTGTCTGCCAATGTGCGTACTTTTGTACCGATGAACTTTCCATGTCTGTCGTAGTACGGATAATGGTGTCTGACCGCCTCAGAGCTATTGTAAGCAGTTTCTACGGTTACACCATACTTGCGTACCGTATCAAGTGCTAAACGTCGCTCAGGGATCGCCATAGGGCTTCCTATGAGTTCTGCGGGGCGGTTATAGGACACAACTGTTGCTGTGTTATCCACGTCATCAACCTCTTTAATGTAACTATTACAACTAAAACAATATCCATGACCATCAGAATAAACCCCAAGCGCATCCGAAGATGAACACTTGGGGCAACTTTGATGTTCTAGGAATTCTGCATCAGAATTCTTCATCAGCATCTTCAAACTCCGCCTTCTCAAGCACACGAATTGCTTGGAGATACGGTGAAGAACCATGTACTGGATGTGGCTTACCTACGTTGTACTTAACACGAACTGTGTCGCCCCAACGTACTGAAGCTTTTGATACAGGTTCACCATCGTTATCGATGACGGTGAAGTCTTCGTACTGCGTAGTAAACTTACGCTGTGGTTGATTCTTGTAAGTTTTAATCTTAACGCCTTCGTTCTGAAGCTTCTGTGCTTCATCTTCGTCAAGGCTTAAAACTACTGAGTATTTGCCAGTTGATTGACCATTGAATGATTCATGCTCAGTCAAGTTAGCAAAAGCTACTTTGCCAGTAATTACAGACATCACTTATTTATCCTCTGTTTTTGCGTTAGTGTTGGTTAGGTTTTGGGTACTACCACGACCGAACAACTGTGAAGCTTGCTCGACAGTACCAGTGAATGACATTGAGAATGTCGCACTGCCCTTAGCATCATTGTCCATACGGGTGCTACCATCGCCCATGAATGAGTTATTGCCACGCACGTCAGTGTCGTCAGCAGCCTTAGCTTCGTTACCACACGCAGCCAATGTTAGTGCAGACAATGCTGCAACGGTTAGAAGAACTTTCTTCATAATAGACTCCTCAGCCTTTAGTTAAAACACGATCACGTTCATTCGTGATTGCCGTTAGGTTAGCACGATAGAGGTCTAAAGTCAACCCTATGACCTCCTTAATCAGTGCTTGCTTATCAGGGACTACCTTAGAGCAACCCTTAATAATCTCTTCGTAGTAATTATCGATTTCACTCTGGCTTGCCATAGAACTCCTCAAGCATGGAAGCTGCGACAGACAAATCAGGATAGACCATTGTGAACTTCTTAAATTCACCATCATTGTAACGACCTAAGAAAGACACAATAACACCGTTATCAGCTTTCTTTATTGTTACTTCTTCAACATCTTTATACATCTTAAGTATTCCTTAGGTTTATACATAATAATAATCATAATGATACTGCTTAAGCATAACTTAAGTAATACACTATCATATTTCTTCGTCTTCGTCAAGCCCAATATCATACTTGTATGGTAAGTCTTTATCAAAATCTTGTAATGCTTCTCTGATACTGCCTAAGCATTGACCACAAGTGTCTAAATATTGACCATCGTTGTCTTTCTTGGTTGCTTCATAGTCAGACAAAATAACATCACAGATCTTACATCGCATCATTCACGTCCATACAGTCTGAATAATTCTCTGAGATGTCCTGTAAGCGTTTGTAACGTGATTTTAGCTCTGACTCCGACATCTCCCTTAGGTGATCCCTAAAGCCCTTCTCAGCCCAATCCATAAGCTCCTCCATTCTCATGAATGGTTGCTCATATTCCCAGAGCATATCAATCATCTCATGTTGGTGTAGCGGTTCGTCCATCATTTATCCTCCAGAAATTTTAGGAACAGAAATATACCTGCCAATAATTCAGCAGCCAACATCGTTAGTATACTCCCTTAAGACAATGTTTTCAAGGAACTTTTTAGCCTCTCGAATATCTTTGAACTTTATGTTCTCGTTTCGTTCTCCATCGATAGTGATCTGCCAATCCCCAAAATCATTATCAATGTCTGCCCAAGCTGACCCATCACGATAGACTAAATAGTGTCCTTCGTGGATTCTAACGTATCCTAATGCCATTTTATGCCCTCTTTTGTCAATTCCGCAGCCGTACAGCGTCTTAATTGGACTTACTGCGGCTTATTGGTCTATATACCCACAAAGGACATTTAGTGTCCGTACAGGACTGTACCTGTTGTTTCCAGTTACCTTTGTCTTTTGGGTCAAAATTACAATCTTTGCACTTTGCAGCGATTGCTTGTTGTCTTGTCAATCGTTTTTCAGACATCACCATTCCCCTGTATCGATGAATTGCTGCACTTGTTCATTTGTCATATGGTTTTCCATGTACTCAAATATGTAGTCGAACAACAACCCATGTTTAATATCATTAGGCAATAAATCAAGATAATCGTTCAACGCATTACGATAATCGTCACCATACATAAATTTCTTACTTTCGCTCATAGTGTAACCCCTTTGCGATTCTCGCCATTAATCAACGCATAATAGTAGCAATGCGCTATACCAAATTTCTCACAAATTGCGTCTACAGTCAATGACTTAACACGCTCACGTAGTGCTAATCGCTCCTCGTGCAGCTCAAAGATTAGCCTTACGTCATCGTCTGTTAGTTTACAACGTCGATCGATTTTAGAATTTTGGTTCATAGTGTTTACCTTCTTTAAGTAATTTTGCGTAGTGTTCGTACAATGCCTTATATTGTGCAACGGTTTCTGGTGGGTCATCGTGAAAATCTGATTCAATCCACAGATTGCGATAGTACGGCACAAGTGACGCTAGGTTTACTAGTCGATCATCTTCAGACATCGGCTTAGACTCTCTCCAATCGCTCATTGTTCAATTCTCCAAGTGTTAGCCTGTAGACTTGCTGCAAGCTTCTGCAAGTAGTGCAGGTCTTCAGAATAGACAACACGTTGTCCAGTTTCTATTAGTGTTAGGTAGTACTTCATTAATGGTGCTCCTCTTGTATCACACAAACAGCCTGATAATTAACGATGGGACGCCCAATCACTTCGACTAATCGATCCCTTGCGTCAAAACACTCGTTCATTGTGTTGAATGCGGACATCTTGTTCACGTCTACTC